GGCGGTTGAGGCTATATGAGGGGTTAATCTTGGTTCAGGCTTTTCCAGAGGGTCAGCATTTCTGAGTGGCCGAGGTGTTGATGCTGCTTAGCAAACTCTACAATGTCTGCGCCTTGATTACGGCTAGCCTGCAGATGCTGCTCATTCAACACTCTTTCTACATTGATTCGCTCCCGCGCCTGGTAATCACGCCGACGAGCTTGCTTCGCCGTAGCTGCTGAAGCTTGTTGTAATGTCTGCTGTTGTTCCCGACGCTGTATCTCTTTTAGCTTTAAGCAGCGCTTCTCTTTCTTACGTGTACGTGCCTGCGCAAGCTGGTGAGCCAGGCCCAGCTCGATGAACATGCGCGACCGTACGATAATCATAGTGCGAGTGATCCATTGCTTACCATCATGAAACAGTCGCTTTTGTTCGCGCCGGATGTATTTTGCCAGCTCTAGCAGCTTCAGTAGTCGTGATAAACCGCATTGCGTGAGATCCGCATCAACAGCAATCCTGCCTTGCAGGTTTAAATGAAACTGCCCGTCTTCGTCGAGCCAGCCGAGAGTCATGGTGGCCATATCAAGCCGGGCCAATAGAGGCTCGATAATTGCTGCAAGTTTATTCCAGCTTTCTTGCCTAACTCTACGACCTGATTTATGGACTCGATCAAGGTTACGTAACCATCTGCCTTTGCGCTCGCTGGCTTCTACCTTGATGCGTTTTGCAGCTTCACCCAAAAATGTCTTGAGTTGCTTTTGGGATAGTGTGGCGAGGTTAGTTTTGCCTATATCAGGTAACGGTTTGCTACTCTGCAAAGACACCGCTGCATAAAAGCCCGCTTCCGGCGATCCTGCCGGTACACGGCGCTTTCGGCTTGTACGCTGCAGGATCTTTGCAGCGGTGTTTTGAGCGGTTTGCATAACGTTTCCTTGTACAGCGGGCAGAGCTTCCCCAAACCCATTGAGATTTATGGGCTGGTATTAGTGGGTTGAGCTAGGTTTAGGCGGTAGATCCGGATCGTCGATACAGGCCGCGAAGACTTCTGCAATAGGTATTCGGTAACGCCTGCCAGACCCCGGATCGACCAGTACAGCGACCAGGCCGGTGCTGCTGTCTACATCCAGGTAACGATGCTCGGGTTCGGGCTTGAGCTCGGAATAGGCTCGATCAACCAGGCGCTTGGCCGTGTGCTCTGGCACCCTCAACCGCTCGTTGAGGTGAGTCACCGCACGCGCGATCAGTTGATCCGTATTGCCCAGATGCTGGGCTTGATGGCGGATCAGAAAGGAGAGGGCAGCCGTCTGCATGCTGTCCAGGTAGTTTTCAGAGGTCTGAATATTCATGGATGTTGCTCCATGCCTGGTTTATCCAGCAAGGCTGGTTGAGTTGTACCCTGCGGGATCTTGGGCTTGAGCTTTCCAGTCACAGCTAGTGCCATCGGCACCACTACAACGGGGTTTTCCAGGCCGGATGCTCTGATCTGATGAACAATCGTTTGGTGACCCTTGAAGGTGGCCCCGCAGGCAAAGTTCGTGCACTCGTACCAAAGATTCTTGAAGCATGGGGCTTCCTCCGTAGTGGAACGGATCCGGAGCTTTTCAAGGCAGCAAGGGCACTTCATGGCCGTTGCTTCCATGGTCGATCAGCTCCCAGCAAAGCGGAAGCGGTGGCATTGAGGCCTAATTCTTCAGTTACGGACATCATTCTCGTAAACCTTCGATACTGCAGGGCCTGGCGTTTGTTGGCAGTGTCTACTGCCGTCGTTCAGGCGTTCTGATTGGGTTCATGGGTTCCTCCTTCTTACACTTCATACAGGGCTCGGTTACGGCCTGTTAGTTTTATAGCGGCACGACGCAGGCGAGCCTTAATTAACCATTCCGCAGCCTGGTCTCGGTCGGCGAGCCCCTTGCGTTGCTGGACCCGGTCGAGTAGATCGCACTCGCTATCGTCATAATCAAAGCTGGCTTGAGGCATTCAAGGTACTCATAAGTGACTGGGTTCAAGCTGAGGCCTGGCCTAACATGCTCTGAAGCAGTAAGAGTTCTCTTGCTTCCTGCATAGCCAACTGTCGGAGCAAGATGGCTTGATCGAGACCTGTGTAATTCACCAGCGCATCGATAGGGCCTGCTCGTAGTCGTCGAGGTTTAACGTGGCGCGATTTTTTCGAATTCGCTTACTGTCCTGGTACATGTCAGAGTTCTACTTAACGTTTCCCGCAACACTGAAAAGCCCTTGCGCAATGCCGGGCATGCCATCAACTCAAAATCACACCTTCTTTCAAACCCAGTAAAACTGCAGCTCGGTGAGATTCACCACGCGTGCATTTCTTCTGGCCGTTCAAAACGGCATACACAGTGCTGGGGCTCAGCTTGTTAGCTTTTGCGAACTCCTGCGCAGTAATTCCGAGTCTCCTTAGCCTGGCTTTCGCCTGATTACGGGCTTGCTCGGGTATGTCTGCGTTCGGCATAGTGCAAAACCGTGTGATTATGAATGAATTCACCCAAGCATGTACCAGATTTCTGGTATTGTAAAGATATGAGTACCAATTATCTATGAGCAGCATAGGTTCACGGCTAAAAGAAGAGAGGCAACGCTTAGGGGTAAGCCAGCCTGCTTTAGCGAACATAGGAGGAGTGAGTAAAAATACTCAGGTTGGCTACGAGAAAGACACAAGCCATCCCGACGCTACCTATTTGGCAGCAGTTGCAAATGCTGGCGTTGACTTTATCTACGTCGTGATTGGTAAGCGTTTGGAAGAACTTACGCATGGCCTTTCACCTGAAGAGATGAAAGTGCTGTCCCTTTGGCGGGGACTAAATGACAGTGACAAAGAAACGATTGTGCGTACTCTTTCAGCTTTTTCTTCAACTGGCTTATCTGTATAGATACGCTAAATTCGCTTGTCTTGGGGAAAGCCCAACTGAATAGTTGGGCTCTTGCATTTACAGGACCTGCAATAAATCCTTTATACGTATACATCAGTAAAACAACTCCTTTTGTAGATCGTGTCACATCAAGATACTGTATACAGATACAGTAATTCGCTTATGTTACTGTATGTTTGCGCAGTACCTCAAGTCTGAAAAGCCCGCCGTTGAGCATTAATATTTACGATTTCATGTGATGGGGTTGGTAAAATTTGACTTCCTCTGTTGTGTTGTCAGGGAATCCCTATGCAGGAAGCATTTATTCATACCTTTTTCAAAACGCGTACTTATTCAAAGCTTTTGGCTGTAGCTGCTGTAGCAATTGCTGTCATTGCTTTGCCTGAACAAAGCTATGCAGCAAGACTTGTTGGCAAAGTTGTTGGCATTAGTGATGGAGATACGCTTACGCTTCTTACCCTAGAGAAGCGGCAAATCAAGGTACGGTTAGCCGAAATCGATACTCCTGAACGAGCCCAGCCATACGGCACACGTTCCCGCCAATTGCTATCCGATCTAGCGTTTAACAAGCAGGCCGAAGTCGACGTTCAAGAGACTGACCGATATGGCCGCTCTGTAGCCTTGGTCACGATCGATGGGCAAGACGTAAATCGGGAGATGGTCAGCCAAGGCGCTGCTTGGGTCTATCGAGCTTACAACCGTGACAAGAGCTTGCTAGCTGTAGAAGCCGAAGCCAAAGCGGCAAAGCGAGGCTTATGGGCCCTGCCCGAAGCGGAGCGCATACCCCCATGGGAATGGCGAAAATCCGCTGGCAACAGCAAAGCACTCAATCTTGCAGAGAAGAAACCAAAAGCTAGCTCTGCCGGGCAGTTCAGTTGTGACAACTCAGGCAAGTACTGCAAGGCTATGAGCAGCTGTGCAGAAGCCACATTTTACTTAGAGCAGTGTGGCGCTCGACGTCTCGACCGCGACGGTGATGGCGTGCCCTGCGAGAATGTCTGTGATCGTTAAGTAACACCCCATTCTGGCCATGATGGCCGGAAATTTAGAGCTGTATGGAGAGTAAGCATGAAATTAAAAGCCGTAGCATTTGCAGCTTTAGCTGTATGCGGCACAGCAGTAAATGCCGAGTCGATGAAAGATGACTATGTCGGCTGTGTAAGTGAGGAGGCTCTAGATCAATTTACCCAGGCTTTGGTTAAGAAAGATCAGCGCGGCATGGATTATCTCTTGTCTACTGCGTGTGTCCCGACTAGCAGCAAGTTTCCAATCTCAGTAATTGATTATGGCATTATGACAACCAAGTACCGAGTGTACATAGGAAGCAAGGCTGTAGAGCTTTACAGCCCTACCGAAGCTATTCGGCGCTAATCTTTACTCATAAAGCTCAATCTGAAGCCTAGTTAAAGCTAGGCTTCCATCGCTTGTTAAGTCTTAACTTGTTGCGCTTCCTGCATCTTTTTCCACTCCCGCTCTACTGCGCGCTTTGCCGTGTGTTTATTGGCGTATAGGTAGTGCAAGCGTTTAAGTTTGGTCTGATCGCCTGCCGCCACTGCAACCTCTTTTCCAGTCGCTTTGTCTCGGTAATACGCGATCACGCCGGTGTAATCTCCGGGTATTTCTTCGTACAGATCCGAGACAAGGTCTTCTGGCAGCCTAGCCTCCAGGTCCAAGCGAGTGGTGTAGCCGCCGTCTGCGTTGAGACTGTGCTGGACATTGCCGCCATGCCAGATAATCGCGTCGATTTCGGCCTTTACACCGATCAGGGTGTAGCTGAGTTCGGGAATCAAATCGGGTCGGCCCAGGGCTAGCTGGTAGGAGAGGGTGGCCGTGCCTCGCTGCAGGCGATTCCATTCCGCACGCGCTGCACGCAGGGCACTGGCCTGGTCGCTGTAGGTGTGCCGCAGGTCCTTGAGGTTGTCTCCGCCTCCGGCAATGGCGTGCTGCTTCTTCGCGCTGTTTACATCGTAGTAATACGCGCGGACGCCTTCGTAGCTTTCCCGATCTGCCTGCAGGTAGCTGTGCTGGTCGCCGTCCTCGCGGGTGAGGGTGATATGGCCCAGATCCGCGCCGTTGGCGGTCTTGCCTTTGCCCTGCTGGATAAAGATCAGTCGGCCCGCTTTGACAGTGGCCACCGCATCGTGGTCCTCGCCCAGGCGGGTCAGCAGGTTGGCATCAGACTCGCCCGTCTGGTCGAGCTGCAGCACCGGGAGGGTGTCGAGTTCCTTGGCAATGACCGGCGTGAGGCCTTGCCGAGTGGCGATAGTGCGCAGAATCGTACCCAGGGTGGTATTGGTATAGCCGGCGTCTCGTTTCGCTTTCAGCGCCTTGCGTAGGTCTGCACTGCGGGCACGAATGCTCAGGATGTCCGGTGCACCGCTGTGCTCGGTCTCATCCACCACATAGGTGCCCTTGTCAACCAGGCCGGTGGTATTCCAGCCCAGCCAGAGACGCACCTTGGCACCGCGTGGCGGGATAGCGAGCAGGCCATCGTGATCACTCAAGACAATACTGAGCTGATCGGCTTCCAGGCCTCGGTTATCAGTCAGGTTCAGACTGATCAGCCGCGGCGCTATCAGGTTGCTGATGTCTGTCCCATCCACGGTGAGCTTGTAGGTAGCGACCGGGTAACTGGCACCGTTCACCTCCTGGTCGTACAGATTGCGCAGCTGGCCTGTCGCCTGGTCAATGGCTTCGCGGATCATAGGATGCTCCGCAGGATGCCATTGGCCGAGGCAATGCCGGCACCGAGGATATCGGTGCGGTCGTCATCGATGCGCTTGAGCGACAAGGTAAACTCGATGCGCCGAGCCGCACCGTCCCGGAAAAAGATTGTCTTGGTCTCGCTGATGCTTTCAATCACCCACAAGCCCAGGATCCGGCCAGTACCTTCCAGCATGGGCCAGGCCGAGCCTGACTCAGCCATATAGCGCAGCACGTCCAGACTGGCAGCGGTGCCAGCCAGCTCCGGCGCGATCCAGCCGGGTAGGGTGATGCTGTCCTCACCTCGACCCACAAACTGACGCGCCGGCGGCGCACCGACCCGCGAGCTGCTCGCGTGCCGGTACTCGGTTTGCCGTTGCAGCTCCTGGTAGGCCAGGGTGGAGAGGCTAAAGATAAAACGTCCTAGGGCCATCATCATGGCGGGTTACTCCTTATCCAAAAGACGCGAGCGCAGGCGGGCTGCTTTCTCGCGCTCGCGCTGATCGAGCACGGCACCTATTTGCTGGGCTAGATCCCTGGTATTTACGCCGGCTCCGACGTTTAGGTGAATGGTGACCGTATCGCCCTGGATAACCATGGGGGCGGCTGCTGCCTGAGCGGCAGGCGGCCGGTCATCAAAGCTGATCCCAGCCAGAGCGGGAGTGGCTGCAGTACCCACACCAACGGCGACCGCACCGGCCGCAGCCAAGCGCTTGGCAGTGCCAGCCATCTGGGAGAGCGGTCCGTCTTCGTTCCTGGCCAGACCCACAGCCAGGCCGGCCATGGTGAAGCCACCCAGTTCAGCAAAGACCCGACTGGGCGAGTGGATGTCGAGCTTTTCCTTGAACCATCCAATGACGGCACCACCAGCTCCCATAATGGCATCCTTGGCCTTACCGAGATTGTTGGTAATGCCATTTACCAGACCATCAATCAGCATTCCACCCATGTTTGCAAACTGGGCAGGAAGTCCAGCCAGGAGATTGACCAAACCGGCCAGCCACTGTCCGAAGACTCGGCCCTTCTGGGTCGCCCCCTCAAGCTCTGTAGCAGTAGCCTGGAAAGGCTGGAATAACTGGCTAACCCAACGCCAGGCGGTACCCATGGCAGCGGAGATACCTTCCCAGATAGGCTTGAGCGGAGCCAGAGCAGCACCGATGCCTCCCAGCATAGGCTGAAGCGGGGCCAGGCCTTCGGTAAAGCCCTGCCAGAGCCCGGTAAAGAACGCCTTAACCGGTTGCCAGTACTTGATCAAGGCAACGGCTCCCAGAGCCAGTGCGGTGATCAGGAGGCCGATGGGATTAAGCAGCAAGGCACGTCCCACAAACAGCACAGCCTGACCAACCAGACGAAGACCTGCAGCGGCTCCACCCATCACAGCGGAAGCACCACCACGCAGCAGGCCCATAAGACCTGCCCAGCCACCTTTGAGCAGGTTAAGCCCGGTTCCCAACAGGCTGTTGGCTCGTACATAAGCCAGCGTACTGGTGGTGGCCAGGCGCAAACTTTGCGCAACACCGGCCGCATAGTTCCAGGTCATAACCAGGGCTTGTCGGGTCGCGTTTACCACGCGACCGCCCAGCGTTGCCGCCCAATTTGCTGCGCCGCTGGCTGCCTGGGTAAAGCGACCCGGCAGACTGGCAAGCGTTGCTCCAAAGCCGGATAAGACAGCGCGGCTCCGTGTCCAGACGCCTGGCTCGATAGCGGCACCTTTCCAGGCAGCTGATATCTTTTGACCCAAGCCCGCCACACCAGCAGCACTACGACTAAACAGGCCCATGGATTGCGCAGCGGCGGGCAGCTCCCGGCGACCGAGCAGGCCAAACAGGCTGAGCAGGGAAGGTAGACGAACTCCGATCTGGGCCAGCATGAAGCGAATAGCAAGACCAGGACCCAGTATCCCGGCTAACCCAAGGGCCATTACGCCAAAAGCCGTTGAGGCGGCAGCAACCCCAGCGGCCACCTTGAGTAGGGTGGTAACCAGCTCCGGATTGGCCCTGGCCCAGGTATTTACCTTTTCCAGTACCTCGTTGATCCTGTCCATGATGTCGATCAGGGCAGGTCGTAACGTCTTGCCTAGATCAGCCGACAGGTTGAACAGACGGTTCTGGGACATCTGAGCGCGAGCTGAAAGCGCATCGCCTCGGATATCACTTTCGCGCTGCATCGAACCGGTGCCCTTGGTGCTTTTCGTCAATTCCAGCTGTCGGCGGTATTCCTCCAGGTTGTTGGCAAGCTTAGAGGCGTCGTCGCCGTATTCCTTGCCAAAGAGCTGGGTAGCCACGGTCAGCTGCTGCTCCTGCGGTAGTTTCTTGAGCGCATCGAGCACCTTGAGGATGGTTCCGGTCGCATCCTTGGTCATACTCGTCTGGACCTTTTTGGACTCCATGCCCAGGGCTTTCAAGCCCTCCTTGAATCGCTTGGGCTGTTCGTTGGCAATGGCCAACTCACGGATCATGGCATTGGTCGCAGTCCCGGCCACCTCGGCAGAGGAACCCAGCGTCAGGAAGGTACTGCCCAGGGCCGCAGCGTCCTTGTAGTTCATGCCAACCGAAGCCGTGACACCCGCCACACGCTGCATCACATCGATAATGTCAGCGCCCTTGGATTTGGCGTTATCGTCCAGGTAGTTGATCACATCACCCAGCTGGCTGACGTTCTTGATGGGGACTTTAAAGAGGTCCGCAATTCGAGCCAAGTTCTCGCCGATCTGATCGGCCGGAATCTCAAACGCGGTGGCCGCATTGGCGGCAACGAGGGCAAATTCGAGCAGGTTGTCTTTACTCTGGATGCCCATGCGTGCGCCGCCTTCGACCAGCGCTGCAATCTCGGTCGAAGCCATTGGGATGGTCTCGGACATCTTTTTGATGGCCTCTCCCATTTCGTAATAAGTGCTGGTGAGCTGGCCGTTGCTATCGCGTGCGCCTTCGACCTGCTTGGCCACACCGAGCATGGCGTCTTCAAAGCTGGAGTAGTTCTTGATCATGCCCACAATGGGGCCACCCAGGGCGGCACCCGTAGCCATGGCCCCAATGCCCGTACCGGCCGCGTTGCCAGCAAATTCTTGCCCCTGGGAATATTTCTGTCGCGCGCGGGCCAGCTGCTCCTGCTTGGCAGCCAAAGCGCCCATGCGTTGCTGCTGCGTTTTATAGGCCGCGTTGGCTGCATCAATACGGGTCTTGAGCTGGCTTTCACTCTCGGAGAGGTTACGGGTGTTCACGCCGGCTTCGCGCAGTTTGGGAATGAGCCGCTGCAGCTCGGCGCGTTGCTCGCTGTGCTTGTTCTTGAGCCGATCAACCGCTGCGCTTGCATTGATAAAGGTCTTTTGAAAGGCCGCTGTTGGGGCGTTCGTGGCCTTGAGTTGTTCCTGGTACTGCTTGAGACGTTGCTGCGCACGGGCGAGCTCTTCGCCGGTTTGGCGGACCGCATCATGCTGTTTGGTATAGCTAGAAATATCGTTTTGCTGGGCGTTCAGGGCTTTAACCTGATCGCGGGCAGCCTTGAGTGCTTTGGCCGTGCTGTTGCTGCCGGCCATGATGCGCTTCATGGGCGCGGTTACTTTGTCGAGTGCCGACAGCAGCACTCGAATCTGTAGGCTATTAGCTGCCATCGGGGTTTACTCGTTGCCGGGCGCGTTCACGCCAGTCCATCAGTTCGGCCAGGCCCAACTCATCCAGTTGGGCTGGGTGCCAGTGAAAGGTGATGGCAAGGTCTGCCATGGCATCCTCTACATGCCGGGGGAGAGTTCCTCCCTCAGTGACTTCTTCAGCAAAAAACTGGTGATCTTGGCTCCTACCTGAACCAGATCAGCCGGGTCCATTGCTCGGGCTTCGGCTTCGTTGATCGAGGGCAGGCTGATTCGCGGCACCACCTTGATAATGGCGGCTACGTCCAGGTTCAACAGGTCGGAAAGGGATACGCCTCGCAGTTCGCCCGCCTTGGGCTTACGCAGCCTGAGTTCGGTGATCTGCTGAGTGCCACGAACAATCGGCTCATCCAGGACAATCATGTTTGGATCTTCAACAGCCACCTGACCCAGTGTTTCAGGGGTAGCGGCAGCAATGGCCTGGTTGGTTTGTGCGGTAGTCATGGGTAGAGCTCCTGCTTATCAGAAAGCCCGCCGAAACGGGCAAATTTGGAATTTAGAAATTTCTAAATCGAAAAATGGATTACATGCCCAGCGCTTTGCGCTGAGCTGCCAGGCGATCAACGCCACCGATGACTTCGATGAAATTGAGCAGGTCGATCTCGATTACGACTTCACCATCTACAGCGAGCTTGTAATACGTGCAGGTGGTAGTGATCTTGTGCTCGGTGTCTTCGCCCGGCGTGGCTTCGCCCATCTCGATGGTTTCGTGACGGCCGCGAACAACGATCTCAACCGAGGTAGTGGTGTCGGTATCGTCCTGCTGGAAAGAGCCCGCAAAACGCAGCATCACGCCACTGGCATTGGTGATGCCAAACTGCTTGAGCACGGTCAGGTCCAGGCCACCCAGGGTCCACTCCAACTGCAGGCCATCATCGCTCATGCCAAAGTCGATCTTGACCGGGCCATTCATGCCACCGCCTCGGTAGCTTTCCATCTTGCGGCCCAGCGTAGGCAGGGTGACGGTCTTGGACTGGCCGAGGTAGTTGTAACCCTCGTTAAAGAAATTTACGTTTTTAAGCTTGTGAGGTAGGGCCATAGCGGCAGCTCTCGTACGGCGCACCCAGGGGTGCGCTTATGTGTAAGGAAATTAGGAGTTCACGCGGTCGGCAAAGCTCGCCAGGTACGAGTCGGTAATGCGCTGCCGCAAGGTCAGGTCTTCCAGTGGCGGGACTGGGGTGTAGTCGTAATCCAGCCGTAGCTGACCAGCCTTAAGGGTGTCCTTGGTATTGGCTTCCTCGTCGTACCAGCATTCGCCGCCAAGCAGGTAGCCCTGGGCAGTGAGGTCGCGCAGCCTGGCGTTGATACCTTCGATGATGTCGCGGACCAGGCTCGGGTGCATGGGCTTGTCCACAAAGGTGAAGTGCGCCTCGGCCATGGTGTCCATCAGCACCTGGGCAGTGCGGGTGTAATTCTCGAAAGCAAACAGCGAGTCGTCAGTCGTAGTGCGCGAACCCCAGAAGCGATAACCACTCTGGTTGATCAGCGTGGTTACCTCATGGCTGTTGAGGTAGTTGCTGTCGGTAGAAGGGTCCTGCAGATCAAAAAACACGTCCTTGCTGATGCCGGTAACGCCATTAACAGGCGCGTTCGACAGGGTCTTGTGCCAGCCGATCTCCTTGTCCAGCTGAGCACGCAGGCCAAGGGCGCGAGCCGTGGCGTTAGCGGTGACGGTCTTGCTTTGAGCCGTGCTCCAGGCCAGAAAATCAGGCCAGAGCAGCATGAGCTCGCGGGCACCAAACTGGTTACGATAGGCCACGGCCTCTTCCATGGTCGCGCAGTTCCAGGCGCTTGCGTACACAAAGCCACGCAGCTTTTGGGCAATGCTGACCAGGGCAGCGGTCACTGCCTGGCTATCCAGGCCGGGAACGCCAAGGATGCGCGGCGTTACGCCCAGTTGAGCCTTGCAAGCGAGCAGGGCTTTCATACCGGTGTATTGGCCGTTGGTGGATCCGCCAATGATGTTGGAGATTGTTTCGGCTTCGGTCTGGCCTTCGGCCACACGAACTACAACGGTGACGGGCTTGGACTGGTCGGCAATGGCCTGCAGTGTTTCGGCCATGGTGCCCGTCGTGCCTGCCTTGCTGGCAGCCGTCTGGACGTTAGTGATCAGAACAGGTTTGTTCAGGGGAAAAGCAGCGGCGTCGGCATCGTCAGCAGTGACGACCATTCCGACAATCGCAGTGGAAACGGTGGAGATAGAGCGCGTGCCCTCGTTAATTTCTTGGACACGGACGCCGTGTAAGTATTCCTCGGCCATGGGTTGTGCCTGCGCAGGTGAATGACACCGGCAAGGCTGAGGGAAACCCGCGCCGGGTTCATCAGGCGCGGGTTGTAAGACGGGGATTTACAAGATCGAGGATAGTACACAGTTACAGCTGATCGTCAGATGTCTTTTCCTGAGACTTGATCAATGCTTTAACAACGACGTCTTGTAGCGCATCGATAGTCCAGGGCTTGTGTAAAAAAGGTGCTGGCTGATCGAGTTTGACTAGTCGTTCCCCATCGTAGCCAGATGTTAAAACGACGTTGATATGAGGCCACTTTTTACAAACGATATTGGCCAGGTCGACCCCATCTAGGCGTCCTGGCATTCGTATGTCAGTCACTAATAAAGCAATTTCTCCAGCCTTCTTTTCTAGCAAGTCATACCCGGCATCGGCTGAGGGTAAGGCCACTATCTGTACGTCTAACTCGTTTAATACTTCAATAATCAATCGACGCAGAAAAGCTTCGTCTTCAACAACGAGGATGGTTTTGCCAGAGAGAGCCTTGTCTGCATTCATATTTAGAGGGATTCACACGATTTCACCTTGTTCAAAATGGTGTGACGAATGGTAATAAGTACATGTTTTGTATACTTATTTGAGAGGTTTTGTATAAAAATTGTTTAAGATTTTCTAGAAACTAGAGATCAGCAAATGGCTGCTGTAAGCGGAGAGAACCTCTCACGACTTTCATAAGCCGCGAGTTTTAAGAGAGCAATTTATAAGATTAGGTAGAGGAGGGATCAGCCTCGTCCAATACTCTTAATACCGCTCCTCGCAACTGATCAATCGACCAAGGCTTTGCTAGAAACTGGTCAAAGGCTTCGAAGTTAGAGAGTGATTCTGTGTCATGACCTGAGGTCAGCACAATTTTGATATGAGGCCATGTATTAGCCACTAGCTTTGCTAGATCTACGCCATCTAGTCGCCCTGGCGTACGAACGTCTGTTATTAAAACAGCAACGTTGTGACCATGTTCTTCTAGGAAAGAATAGCCATCATCAGCGGTAGGAAGGGCCTCTATCCTTGGTCCGAGAGGACCTAGTACCTCTGCCATTAGGAACCTTAGATAGTCTTTGTCTTCAACGATAAGAATCTTTTTTTCAGTGGTGCATTTGCCTACTCCATTCATAGTGCCGCCACCTCTCAGAGAGCTAAGTTGGAAACCTCTTTACTAGTAAGTGTAGACAGAAATTGGATGGTTTTAGGCTGGCAACGACTTCGATTTATTTGTCTTTCTCAGCTTGGCTAGTCGCTTCGAGCGACAAACATTTCTATAGATTCGAGGTACTTCATGAATTGGAGCAGTAAGCAGGCGAATTGACCAATAAGCACGGCCTGTTGTTTTAAGCAGTAGCCTTCGCTCTTTGCGGTCAGCTAGATCCAGAAGCTCCTTAATGAACAAATAAAATTTAGGCTGACTAAGAAAGTCATCGTCCATGTTCTCAGCGAGAATCAGGCCTATCGCTTTTATGCTGCTCCAAATGGCAGCGAGCGGGATGATACAAATCGCTATGGGCATGACGATTAGCTTGAGGAGAGCGACGTACCAAAACTTAAAGCTATCCCATAAGTTTGGGAGACCTTGATAGAAGCTATCCTTATCTATCAGTGCCACAACAATACCGGCCACGATAGCCAGGACCCCGGCGAGGTAAGTGGCAAGGTTACTGCCTGACGGCAAGCGAAAAAATTTCCGAGCCTTTTGGAGATCCGTCTCTCCAGCATTAAGGTGGATTTCACGTCGCCACTTCCACTCCTCAATCAGGCTTTTAGCCAGTTTTTCCAAGCTTTCCTGGGGGCCGAACAGAGCCTCAATTCGCTCGTATTTAGCTCGGTTGATCATTGTCACCGCAGCACGGAAGCTAGCTGGCCTCAATTGCGGATATAACCGTTTGCAGCGTTGTTGGTTGATCTCGCATATGACCTGCAAAAAACTAGGTACCAGAACAAAAAACTCAAAGCCCAACGAGACATAGAGCAGATGAGAATAGGTCTGGGATTTGAAAGCAATGGTGTTGATCGCATTGAGGATCAATGAGCCAATAATCAGCGCGGCGAGCAATGCAACCAGCCAAAATATGCGTATAGAAAACGCATAGCCGGGCAGAAGGCTGAATTCTTTTTGAAAGGTTTTGATTTTGTGAGGAAGGGCTCGCACAGGCTTTAGTCCGTTAATGCCGAGGCGAGCAGGATACAAAAGTGAAATGTGATCTATCTAGCAATTTTCCGAGGGGCTTCCCAGCGGATGTGCTCACCAGATTACCGGGCAAAGAATCGGAAGCAACCCAATAAGCGGCAATCACGAAACGTTCTAACAAGCCAAAAGCTAGGTGCTAGCCTGAATCTGCTTTGAGCACAGTAGGAGCAGTTCTACCTAACATCAAAGCGATATCTGAGCCCTAGAGAAGTATGCAATTCCTGGTGGCTCATGGTCACTCATCTTGTTAAACGGAGTTTTGAGATGTCCTACGATAAAGTGTCCATAGCAAACTCAACAGGCTATTCGATATCCGGAAAAGTCAGTTACAGAAGCGCTTTTTGTAGCAATGACGATTACTCAGTTGGTAATGGTAAAACCTGGACGGCAAGTTCACGAGGCATTTGTCTTCTGACAAAGATAACGGCAACAGTAGATACCTCAAATGGGAACGTTGACGCCAAGTCTTATACTTCTGCAGGGACTACATATGCTCGCTTTGCAGTTGTTGCAGCTGATGGAGGCTATGAGGTGACTCGTCTTACAGGAGCAGATGAAGATGAACAACCTAGCGATTATGTAGAGCCAACAGAACAGCAAAAATAAGACAGGTATCTACCTAAGAATTACTTAGGTAGATACGCCTTCTACTTCGAGATGATTAAAGCCCAGCGCATGCACTCTGAAAGGCTGCCTGGTGAATACCGCTGCGGCTGTTCAAGTCCAATCGTCTGAGCGCAGAACTCTGAGCAGAACCAGCGCGATTGGCTCTGGATACCAACCGGCAGGATCTGGCTGCCCAGGATCCCGATCCAGTCATAGCCAGCCCCTTGCTCGGCCTGCAGCAATTCCTCGACCACGTCTTCTCTTACCCAGGGTAATGGCAGCAGGTCCCAGGTGTCAGGATCCGGCTCAATCAGCTTTGCCCGCACGCCACCATCACGCGGCGAGCTGGAGACAAAGCGGCCATCGTCCAGGACCAGTTCACAGTGCGAATAGGGGCTGCGCGTCCAGAGCCTAATCAGCTTGTCATAGGCATCACCAGAGGCCTTGTACAAGGCCAGTTGGATCATGCCGCTACCTCATCTTTAGGCCAGCTGATTACAGTCACCTCATCAGCGGTCCTGGCTGCTTCTACCTGCTGCTCCAGCTCGATCTTTTGCGCAATGGCCGCGTTGATGGCGTTCTTGCCGTCAATGCCGACCTGCTGGATCTGAGGGCCGCTATGGCTGCGATAGGCCCACTGTCCGCTGCTGTCAGCACACCAGAACGGGGTACGCCACTGATCATCAACACCGGGCAGAATCGAAGCCAGTACCGAGGCCTGCAGGTTCATCTGGTCGGTCTGCCTGGCAGGATAGGTAAAGGGCTCGCCTAATGCGTCAGACGTAAAGCCCTTTATGATGTGCGAGGCACAGGCCTCTTCCAGATCGTTGAGCACCCTGGTCCTGGCTGTTTGCAGCTGCTCGGCCTCACTGAGTTTGGGCTCGCTGATGCTGAGCGTTAAATCAGCCGTAACCCAACCCAGCAGAGCCTGCTGGCTCCACTGCTCAGGCGTTACCTCAATCAGCATGCTCTGATCGGGCAGCACGACGTTGTGGGTTTCGGTATCGATCCAGCTCAGGACCAGTCGAGTATTCGGGTCAAAATAGGCGTACTGCATACATCACCATTCAATAATCAAAAGACCTTGGCCACCGGCCGAGCCGGCGCCGCCTTTACCGCTGAGGTAGGCACCACCGCCACCTCCGCCCCCGCAGCCATAGCCATAGGAGGCCGTACCGCTACCACCGCCCTGGTCGCCCGCTCGGCCACCGCCACCAGCGGTACCAAAGGGACTGGAGCCGCCGGCACCGCCATTGCCGCCACCGGCTGCTCCTGGTATGCCATCGCCGCCGTCTGTTGAGCCATAGCCATTGGAGCGTCCACCAGCTCCATAGCTAACGCTGCCCGCATTACCTGCCGCGCCTCCGGTAAGGGTTAGCAATGCAGTACCGTCACTTCTGGTAAAGACCGTATCGCCGCCTGCGGTACCCCGCGAACCGGCGGCCTGACTTGCACCTGACGCACCACCAGCACCGGCACCACCAACCGTGACGGTGTAAATCGCCCCAGGGGTGACCGTTACAGCCATTTTGATAGCGCTTTGCGCGGCACCGCCGCCGGATCCACCACCAGAGCCGCTACTGCTGTAGCCAGCCCCTCCGGAGCCGCCAGCCCCACCGCCGCAACCACTCAGGTAAAGCGTGGTGATTCCAGCCGGTACGGTAAACGTGCCATTAGCTGTAAACCGCGCATTGCGGCTGTTGATTGCCTTGTTTACCCAGGCAGTGTTGGCTGCATTCTGACTACTGTCAGTGTCTGCCGGCGTGATGGTGGTCAGGCCGCAGGACATATCAATCTTGCCTGTGACCAGGTTCATGGCGAATGGCCGCAGGTTATTCCACTGCCCGTATTGATCGCCACTGTTGGTGATCATCAGGTAAAGCGCCTTGCCGTCGTTACGCCAGAATGTTCCGTAATCGCCACTGATGATTCGGTAGTTGTTGGAATAGAGTGCGCGGATCTCGCCATTGTTATTGATATTGATAACCGGGCTGCTCCAGGTTGCGCCTAGATCCGTGTTATCAAAATCCAGCGCTAATGCGCCGCCATCAGCACGCCAGCGGGCAGACTTCACGCCGGCTGAGCGATCAATCAGGCTAACCGTAGGTGCGTAGTTGCTGATGGTCAGGCCCTGGGTGCCGTCGTTCGCGTCTCCCTTGACCAGCAGAACTGCACCGGTGGCATCGGTCACCGCTCCACCCTGACGGATCTGGGTACGACCCGCTATGTCGATCAGGCCATCGCTGCCAATGCCTAACCATTTAGTCCGCCGGTTAGTGGCCACATCGCCTGGGGGTGTGTAATAGAACGACGCTCCCCAACCGCCTGCCCCATCGTTGACGCCCTGGTACGACATCACGGTGACGCCATTGGCGTTGGCATACTCCAGGCTAAGGCTACCGCTGGCCTGCTTGTTTTGTAGCGTGAAGACCTTCCAGCTGGAGCTGCCCGACAACCAGTGGTTTTGCAGGTCGATCAAATCGTTCAGGTTACCTGAGCTGGCCACTGCAGCCAGAGACGAAAGCGCCGGAACCTCGCTCCAGGCAGTCCAGGTGCCGGCGTTATTGGTACGCCACAGGAAGCGGTTACGATAACCGTCTGAGGTGCTGGCTATAAAGGCCAATTGCGCGGCGTAGGTGTTACTAAAGCGCAATGATACAAGGGAGGCACTTACACCTGCCGCTGGCAGCGTTCCAGCCGTGGTGCCGTTCACGATCCGGTAAAAGCCGGTTGTAGCCAGCGTGTCGATATTTTCGGCCGTAGGTATTTGAGTGCTGCCCAGGCCAAACACCTGCAGGGCCAGCTGTACAAAGGCCGTGGTGGCAATGGAGATATCATTATCACCGGTCGCCGGAGTAGGCGCGGTCGGGTTACCGGTCAGGGCAGGCGAGGCCAGAGGTGCTTTCTGGGCGAGCTGATTGAGCACCGTGGCCGAGAAATTAGGATCGTTGCCCATGGCGGCGGCCAGTTCGTTAAGCGCATCCATCGAGCCCGGTGCGCCGTTGACCAGCGCTGCGATAGCGGCCTGCACAAACGCCGTAGTAGCCAGCTGCAGGGTATTAGTTCCGACCGGGGCCGTAGGGGCCTTGGGCGTATTGATAAAGGTGGGAGAATCCAGCGGAGCCTTTTGATCCAGCAGAGCCTTGACCTGAATCGCGGTATAGATCTGCTCGAAGGTCAGCGCCGTAGTGCCCAGCACAATGGGTCCATTGGTCACCAGGTGCCAGATCGAGTCTTTGTTGGCTGCGCCTTCCTCGACCGCTACGATCAGCTCAGAGGTCACCTCGGCGCTAATATCGGCATCGGCTGTGCGGCTCCAGGAGCCACTCGCAGCAACATAAAGGCCGTTCTGAATAGTATTGGTCTGATTCTTGACCAGGACGCGGTCGCCAATCGCCAGGGAAATGCCATCGATGGTTTGCAGGCCGCTCAGGGTGATGTTGGCCGTGCTCGCCACGCGGACAGATTGCTTTTGATCCAGCCTGTTGATGGCCGCAGTAATAGCGTCATCGACATAGCCTCGCGTAGCCAGTACTACTGTTGGATCGATCTTGAGCTCGACGCTTAAGGTACTGCTAACGATCAGAACCATCCGCAGGACCTGCGTGCGTCCAGAGCCTTCAGCCAGCTGAGGCTTATAGCTGGGCGGGCAGTTGGCAACAGCAATCAGGTTGTTGTCAGCATCGTACAAGCCCATCTCGCGGATCCAGGCCCCGCCAGTAGCTTCAGGGATCACCAGCTCGGCAATGATCTGGCTGGTGTTGGCCGGATCCACAACCAGGCTATTAAGGCCGGCGCGATACCATTCGCCAACCAGCTGGGTTTGGCTTCGAATGGGGGTAGGGGTAGTGCCTCCGCCGTCGCCAACAGCCATTTTGCTGAGCTTGAGCGTAGTGTTCAGGGCAGCGGCATTGGCGAGTTTAGCCTCGCCGATAGCCGTTAGGATGGCGTAGTAAGTCTGGCTCATGGGTAGATGCTCAGGGTATCGATACTGTGGGAAATGCCACCCGTCCTGATCTCGCCGGTAACGACGATGGCCTCAGGCTGGTAGGCGTAAACAGTGAGGGTCTCGCCCTCGTAGGTAGCTGCGCCAAGGTAGGCCTGACCGCGTGCTTCTATGCTTACAGCCAGGCCGGTCAGGTGCCGGCTAAGCGGCTTGGCGTCATCAATGAGCAGGCCAAGCCCGTCATACATTTCCTCGGTAATGCCGCTGTCCAGCACGCCGATGTCGAGCTTGAAGGTGCCAGGGGTAGCCTGGGGTGACTCCTGCCACCACTCGCGGACGCGGATCAGATAACCGAGCGGCTCAACCACACGGCGAACAGCACCAATGGTGCCCTTGTGCGAGTGAACGAAATACGCGGCCTTGATGACCTCGCGCTTGGTCTTCTCCGACCAGGCGCTGTCCCAGCGATCCACCGAACGCGCCCAGGCCAGATACGGCAACAGCTCAAGCGGGCAGCGGTCCGGATCTACCAGGTCGCGTAGCGGAATAGGCACGCGCTTGATCTCGGCCAGGGCATCAGCCGCGAGCCGTTCAAGTGTGGTCGAGTTGGGAGGCAGCAGCGTCATGCCGGGTCTCCCAGGGTGACGCTGGTCCCAGTGCAATAAGCAGCCTGGGCATTAGTTGGGACAACATCGCTCCAGCCGTCCAGCTCGACTTTGGAGACACCGGCCACATGCAGCGCCGCATCAAGGCCTGAGCGGGCCACGATCACGCCGAGGCGGCGACGGCGGTTTACATAGGTTGCGAGATTAGCCTGGGCCGTTTGCAGAATGAGCTCGGACTCGGCCCCGGTGTTCTCCAGGTACAGCCGGGCCTTGACGCTATAGCGCAGGATCTCGGCAGACTGGACTATGACGCGATCACCCAGCGGCCGCACATCGTCATCGTTCAAGGCTTCGGCCACGGTGGTCAGCAGTTCAGGGGAGGCCGTGCCGTCGCCGATGTAAGACTGAACGGTAACGACCACAACCGCTGGGGAAGGGCTGACTGCCGAGGCATCGGCTACCTGGCCACTGGCATTACGCGCATGCAGGATATAGGCGTTGCGAGGGCCAGCTACGCTCAGGCCTTCCCAGGCCATCTGCACGCGCTCGCGCAGAGCATCATCGCCTTCCATCACCGCTGCAGTTGGCGGCACGCTAGTGCTGTCGGCCGGGGTAATGACCAGACGGGTCAGGTTGACACCGCCGGCGATCTGCTCAAGGTCGGTGCCGGAGGCCTTGGCCAGCATGGTGCCCAGGGCAGCCTCGTTGACGCGCTGACGCAGCAGTAGCTCGCGGTAGGCATTCTCCTGCAGGAGCTTAACCAGCGGCTCGGATTCCAACTCCAGGCGTGCAGCCATGGTGGCCTGCTCATCGGCTGGGTACAGGGCAATCAGCGCCGCTTTGCGCTCGGCATAAATAGATTCAAAGTCCAGCTGCTCGACAATCGTCGGCTCGGGCAGCTGGGAGAGGTCAATCGGGGTAAAAGTGCTGACCATGTCAGACTCCACCAAAGGCTAGGGGGACTCGCAGGCTCACAGCGGCATCGCTCACCGTGCTGTAGCCCTCCAGGTCAACGAAGGCCTGGCCGGGCCTTTCGCCCAGCGATAGGCCAATGCGGGTCAGGCGCAGGCGCGGCTCCCAGCGCATCAGGGCCATAACCGCCACGGCCTTGGCTTCCAGGGCGGTGGCATCGTTCAGGGGCTTGTCGATCAGCTCGAAGAGGTCACAGCCGTAGCTGCGGCGCATAAGCCGTGAACCCACGGGCGTAGTAAGGATGTCGCCCACGGACTGCTGCAGGTGCCTGATGTCGGTCAGGGAAAGGCCGGTGCTGCGGTTCATTTGATCGGCGCTCCGGTCGTGCCGCCGCTGTCGCCGGGGTGCTTATGCTTGATCAGGCTGATACCGGCCGCGATGACATCGTTCGAGACGGTCACCAGGCCGCTGATATCCACATCTCCCAGAATCGAGACGCCACCGGGGGCGGTGAGCCTGACCTTGCCGCCATCAGGCAGCGTGGCCATGAGCGTATGGCTCTGGCTGTCGTACTCAACCACGGCTCCATCGCTATAGGAACGGCGGTGCAGGCCGGCGCGGTCGGCATTGGCTGAGTACTGCTGGCTGAACAGGCCGGTTAAGGCAATGCCTTGCTCGGTCAGTCCGGAGGGGCTGAACAGCACAACCTGCTCGCCTCTGGTGGGCGGATCCCATTCGGCATCAGTACCGGCGCGAAAGGTAATCCAGGGCAGCCAGCCGGTCAGCAGCTCGCCACTCTGGACGCGAAGGCGTGGAGGTCGGTTGTTTTCGAGACTGCCATGATCTACCTCGGCAACAATGCCAAGGCGGATCAGGTTTTCGATGAGGCGAGAAAGGGCGGCGTATTCATTCATGCCGCCAAGGATGAAAGCGGCGAGCGAGGCGTGCAGCTAGCGGAGGTTGTAAATGAAGGGTTTACAAGATTATCTAAACACCACCCAGTTCTGTACTATCTCCTGGCTGCCGATAAGCCCAACCAGGAGACAGTAGCAACAACTACTGAATCAGTAATTGTTCATCAGAATATTCTGAGAATATAAATTACCCTCTATTTGAATGGGATTACCGCTTTCCCATTTCACTTCTACCTTGCTCACATAATAGCTGTCTGCAGAGCAATCCTGGGTTTTGGGTAACCCGTCAATAGAGTGATAGATCTTTTGATGGTGAGCATCGTAAGTGATCTGTGTTTTCACAAAGCTCTGGTCTGCCGGGAAATAAAACTTCTTGTTGCAGGAGGGCGTAGTGTCTGAAATCTGCTGGACGACAAGTCGTGTAGAAACGTACGAACCGGCACGCTTGTCCGTACCTGCATCTTGAGCATAGGTCGGGCATGAGCCAGTACCGTAGTGACACGATGTAAGCTCTATGTCGCCAACTGCCTTCACAGACGAGGCCGAAGCTGAACTCTTCCATCTATTGGAGCGAAGCGCATATACCCGTGTACCCGCAGGGACATTAGGGCCAACATGGACTCTATAGTCGGAATAGGCTTTGGCAGCAGCTTCCTCGGTCATGCCTCCCGTTACTGCGTAGTCTTTATCCTTATCATCATTGTCTGTTCCCCAAGCATTACTCCCTGTCACACTGCTTGACCAGCTTAGCGATGTGTT